AGTGGTTCACCTCCAAACAGTGCAATAACTTTGGGGTTTATTCTGCTGCTCCAAACAGCACACTGTTGCTCTATACTGTCTATGCTTTCTACTCCACGACGGTTCATGTCACTGAGACTTATACAACCTTTACAACTGAGGTTACAAGCATATGCAATATTAAAGTCTAGTCGTTTGATTGGTCTTGCCAAAGCCAGTCCATTGATTTGCTCTAAAAGGAGATGTAAACTATGTAGTCCTGATTTTTACTGAAAAGACTTTTGTACATCAACTTCTTTTCTACTTGAAAGTTCTTACTGCCTACGTCACTGCTAAATTTAGCAAGTTGTTTGAAATACATTGTACGCTTGGTGCACTCACTTGCATGCACCAACTGTTTGTCTTTAATCACATGTGCAACTTCAGTCCACTGTTGTCTATCATGCGGATTCCACCGGCGATGCTTTAATAGGATGGCATCTCCATCTGAGATTTTCAGTTGAAAAGGTTCATAAAATGTTCTTTGATTGTAGGTCATGTTTTTATAGTCTTTGATGGTTGTGAAGAAACCCACAAGACACAGTTTGGCTAACATGGCCAACTTTTCACGTTGCTCATCCTCTGTTTCAGCAAGTGTAAGCCATTCATCGGCTGCAATTACATAATCAAACGTTTCGCCTGCGGCCAATAATTGCCCAGGATCATCATCGCAGTCAACACAATCATAACCCAATTTGCGCAAGCCATGGCCTAAAAAATTTGTGCCTATGTTTAAAAACTTGCAATCTTTATTGAGTATCATAGTGCTTGGTCCAGCACTAAGTATTGTTTTGACTTTGACTTCGCTTGCTTCGGTTAATTGCTCCACATTGTCTATAATGCCATAGACAAATTTATCAAAGCTCATTTATTGTTATCCAATTCTTTTGTTGTTATTACTATATTACTCATATTTATCAAATGTTAGGCTGTGACATATGTTAAATTTTATCATTATGTGCTACTATTATAAATAGTAGATAATGTTCATCGATGAATATCTTTCCTATAAAATTTATGATCAGTTACTGCCAGACAACAGTTTGATACAGTGGTTTGATCCCACTGACAGCAGTGGCAGTCTCACTGGTGGCAGACCCATGATTGATGAAACAGATAGTATTGCCACATACCCTGCTATGCACAGAATAAAAAGTGGCGTTGATAATTTTTACAAAGACCATAACGGCAATACCAATTTCAACACAGTGGATTGGCATGATTTTCAATTTCAAAAAAACAAGAATATCTTTCTCAATCACGGTTTTGAGCCAATACAATACAAACACGATAGTTTTTTTTGGTGCGACAAATCATTTGATTACAGAGATGCAGAAGGTAATTTGACTGAACATTTAGGCAGTTTTCATTGCAATCCACAGCGTGGCGATAGATTATTTTTATTACACAGCGAAAGACAAAGCACCGACATTGATCTCATACGCAAGAATATCACTGTACAAAACATTTTACCCATTTATTGGTTTGCCAATGGGTACATGGTTGCCACTGAGTGGTATAGCAAATACGGACTTGGTATATTTGATGACTTTGAAGCTCGACCAATAAGATATAAATTTGTTTGTGCCAATCGATTGTTCAGCGAAAATAAAAAATTTAGACTTGAATTTTTAAATCTTATAAATTTAGAGCATGGTGCTTATAGTTTATTAGAACACTGCCCGCTGAGCGGTCAAACACCTGATCAAGCACTTGAATCTAATCATGTCAAGCCACACAGTTTTGATGATCATCCAAATGAAAGTGCATACATTGAAATGACACACCAAACACCTTTTAACACCAGTTTTCTACATGTGGTAACAGAAACATTATTCACTGAACAAAAACATTACCTCACCGAAAAAGTCTTCAAACCAATAGTATTACAACAACCATTTGTGCTAGTTGCTCCACGTGGTTGTTTGAGTTATCTAAAAAGTTATGGTTTCAAAACTTTTGATCGTTGGTGGGACGAAAGTTATGATCAAATAAGAGACAACAATCAAAGACTGCAATCAATTGCCCAAATAGTAAACAACATTGCTGAAATGGACTGGGAAGATTTATATCGTATGCGCACCGAAATGACACAAGTGTTACAACACAATCGCAAATTATTTTATGGTAGATTTGCAGCCGATTGTTGGCATGAATTAAAGTGTAATATCAGTCAATACTTTTAGTATTATTTTGCGCTTGCACAGCCTTCTTTGCCACACGATATGCAATTCTGGCTACATTGCGTAATTCACCTCTATATTCACTTGCAGGCCTTCCTTTGCCATCATTGTAGTAACGATCCATAAAGTCGCTGATGCTGTTGAAATTTTTTGCAGGTCCTTGATACATGTTCAGTCCTTTTCGATGTAACCAGTCCAGTTGTCTGGCAGTTTTTGTTTCTTGTATTTTTGTGTTCTTGCATACAAGTCGATGTAGAAACTTTCTAGTTCACCACCCCATTTGTTGCGGCAGTGTTCTATCATTTGTTCAACAAACGCAAAGTTACGTTTGTGATAATTTTGTATAATTTTATTGTGATTGTTGCGCCAGTGGTCCAACTGTGTCATTTCGTCCAGTGGAATGCTTTTGGCATCCAACACACAATAACTGGGTATTTCGTCACCATTGATCACAAGAGTGTCCAGTTCCAGTATGATGTACTGATCCTTTAGTGCTTGATATTGGTCTTCGCCTAAAATAATATTCATAACATTATTATATATGCTGTTAACAACATGGTCAATATAAATACATTAAGAGGGGACAAAAAAATGACATGTGTTCACAGCATCAATTTGATGGGAGCAGTACTGGTAGGCATTGTGTTAGGAATAACACTAGGTAATATCATTTGCGCAATTTAAATCTTCACACTATAAATAGTGTTGAGGAGAATTGATGGAATTTTTAGAACTTGTAGGTCAAGTAGGGTTTCCTATTGCTGGGGCAATTGCCGCCGGTGTCTTTGTGTTTGTGACACTGCGTTTTATTCTCAATGGCGTTACTGACAGCGTTAACACTCTCAAAAATATAATTGGTGCGCTGGATAACAGAGTGCAAACAATGAACAACGACTTAGTTAAGATAGACACACTACTCAGTTATGTACTGCATGTGCGTCCTAACATAGATCGTATTGCTGCCAATGAGGGCAAGGATGATGCAAGGAAAGACTAATGGATGGAGAAGGCGTTAGAGCAGGCATAGATTTTATATATCATATGCGTGAACACATAGTAGACGTTGCAGTAGCAACACTGTTTTTATTAACAGTATATGCCACTGTACTATGGATTAAAAAGAAGTTAGGATAATCAAATGATGTGGGTGGATTACACAATAGATCAAGTAGGAGAAAACTTTAAGGTTTGCGGAGATACCGAAACTGAAGTTATGGATCAAGGGTTATATAAAGAAGGCGATGTTTTTGTAGTCAAAAATGGATGGTTACAAAAAGTAGGAAAATTTGAGGAGTTGTTGTTACAACATGGAAGACACAAATCTACTAGTTGATGCTATCAATCAATATGGCTTTCCAATTATTGCAGCATGTGCAATGGGTTACTTTATCTACTTTGTTTGGAAGTGGGTTACAGAAGAGATTGATCCTGTTGTGGGCAGTGCTATGGGTACGCTTATAGGACTGGTAGATCGTGTGCGCATGTTGGACAATGATATGATTCGCCTCAATCAAAAACTTGCAATGGTGCTGGAATACAAAGAAGAGATTGCAAAAACCAATCCAGAACTAGCACAAAGTTTAGATGAAATACTCAATGACAATAGAACAAAGAGTCAAAACTTCAACAGCACTGGCAAAAAATAATGTATCTAGCAACAATGACAATAAAGAAAACACATGAACACTTAAAGCACATGTGGGCTCGTGTAAAACTTGGTGAACAAAAATATAAGCGTCTTCTAGAACAAGGCAATGCTATTGAAATGGTATGCAAAAATTCAATTAACATGCCTGACGTTTATATGGATGTAGACATATACGCAAAGTTTAGGTCAGAAAAAGAAAAAATGTGGTATATACTTACTTACTAGTTGCTCGGTATATTCCATCCCAGTCTGCAGGCTTTCCTTGAGTCAAACGCTCTATCATCTTATCATAGTACTGTGCCATTTTGGGGGCAGCATGTTGATACTTCCTATAATCTCTTATACAAACATCCCAATTACCCGCATAATAGTTCTTTAAGAATTTGACATGTTCGGGTGTTTGTTTGTGTACTGCATATATACGCAAGGGTTTTTCTTTGCCCTTGACAGCAATGTTATCTAGTTCCCACCAATCAAAGTCATCTTTTGTTGCAGCAACAGTGTCAGGACCCACAATCAACAACACACCATAACTTTTTGTCTGTGATTCTAGTCTTGCAGCAACACTTACAGGATCGCCCAAGCAGTCATAGCCCAGTTTCTTTTCACTGCCTATGTTGCCAACTAGTATTTTGCCTGTGTTAACGCCTGCACCCAAACCTACACGGGGCGGCGCTGGACCAGGATCTTCTCCTCCCACTGCTTGTAAACGTCTTTGTTCATTGAACTGTTCACAGGCATCAATCATTTCCAGTGCAGTCTGCACTGCAGTCCTAGCATGGTTTTCGTCATCAAGTGGAGCACCATGTATGTGCATACTAGCATCACCTATGTACTTGATCATTGTGCCTTCATTGCGCATCACAGGTTCAGTGATTGCAGTCATATATGAATTAATTGTTTTTGTAAAGCCTTCGACATCTGCGCCATAACTTTCACCCAGGCCTGTAAAGTTACGCATGTCAGTCATCACACAACTTAGCACCTTTTCTTCGCCGCCTAGTCGTATTAGGCTTGGATCTTTTTGTAGTCTTTCAACAACTGTTGGATTTACATATGTGCCAAACTGCTTTTTGATCTGTTGCTTTTGGAAGAACTCTAATACAAATCTGTTGAACACTGCATGGAAGCCTGTTATGACAGTTGTTATCAGTGGCATGGTGCCATCAATTAGAAATAGTTTTGTTGTCCACGCATAGTAAGGTGCGTACACAGCACCACCTGCAAACACAAGCACTGCACCGCCTACAAACCAGTAAGGTGTAAAACGTGCAAGCACAACTAAAAATAGACCCAGTATGCCTGTTGCTGTAAGTTCTGCAATACTACCCCACCATGGACGTGTGATTTGATCAACATCAATCATTGTTTGCAATGTGATTGCTGCTGGTATAAAACTGTACTTCTCACCCACAGGTGTAGCAACCATTGTTGTAGTGCCTGCTGCTGTGGGAGCAACTATAACTGTGCGTCCAGCAAAACCACCGAAGTCATCACTTGCTGCACTCACTGTTTCGAACTGTTTGTTATAACGCAACCATATTCGTGCATTGGCATCTGTGTTCACAATTGGATAACCTGGTATGCGAACTTTTTCTACACCCGCTGCACTGCTTTTAATTTGGTAACTGGGTGCGCCTGTGGCAACGCGAATAACTTCAACTGCCAGTGCAGGATAAGTTTCTTGACCAATCTTCATTATCAGTGGCACACGACGTACTACACCATCTATTTCAGGCACTGTGTTTACAACACCAACACCGGGTGCATTATCACCCAACAGAGGAATAGGTCCCAGCATGCCATCCCATTCATACAAGAAAGGCAGTGGATCGTTGATCTTTGCAACACCACGTGGCACACCGTTGCGGTCTACATCTGTGCTGCCTATTTGTGCAATAACAACTGCGTTATCAACGAGTGCTTGTGCTAGGTCCATATCGCCACCTAGCCTATCTTGTTCACTCATAATAATTGGAAGTACAATAACACCTGCACCTTGGTCGCGCAACTGCCAGATAAGTTCTGCTAGTACATCACGCTTCCAGGGCCATTGTCCAAATTTAGCAATTGCTGCTTCATCAATGGCAACAATGCCAATGTCTTGACTGGTTTGTGGAACATCTTGTTGTTGTAGTAAATCAAACTGTTTTAGTCTCAGTGTTTCTACCACTGTACTGTCTTGAAAATGTGCAAACAGTAGCAACAATGCTGTGATTGTTGCCACTGTCCAATGTGTTATAATCTTGAACATGTATTACTTATAACAATTTATTTTAGTGGATTCAAATTAGCAGTTGGTATGTCCCAGGATATATTGCCCCTTATCACATCCACTCTGTATTTGTAATATGTATAGTTTGCAAATAGTGCTACACACAGTACTGCAACAATTAGTGCTGCCCAACGATTATCCGTCATAGTCATGAGTGCCCTCCCTGTTGTCCCAAGGTCCGTTTTCGTAGCATCCTGCTGGCATGGTGTCCTTGTAACTTACACCTGCAGTAAATCCAAATTGGGTTGCACTAATTGTTGCACTTTCAAAAGGCATTTCTCGCGGTTTACCCCAACAACTGTTGTTGCTTTGTCCTGGATATCTATAACGTGGGTTTGCTGCTAATAATTCACGTAGATTAGCAATCTGCTGTCTATAGATGGCGCTGTTGTAAGCATGATAGCAACTTGCGGCTGCTGCCCAATCTACATCATTCATTCTTTCTTCAACAGGAGCATTACGATCATACCCTACTACATCCATGCAATGTTTCATTGCTTGGTTATTGTTATCAGCGAATGCACTGGTACTTGCCAGTATTGCACCTGCTGTTATTAAAAGTTTAAGTCCTTCCATGAGCTCTCTCCTTCTCTGTTTCAGTATTGTGTTACGGCTACTGAACAACCGCCTGTGGTTTGACAGTCTTGTGATAGTGAATAACTTTGTGCTGTGTTACTTTGTTGATCCACTGTTATAGTGCTGGCATAAGCACCGCTGGTAGATATGTTCATATCATGCCCAGTGCTGCCAGGATTGTATCCTTGGTCTAAATCAAATGTACTTCCATTATTATCAACATCCAAGTTGATGGTGTGATTTCCGTGTCCGTTTTGATAGATGTCAACTGTTACATCATCTGCATCTATGTCTAAGTTTGCAGTTTTGCCATAGTCTGATATTTGTTTTACATCTATATCTGTCCCGCTACCTATTATGTCTATTGCCACACTGTGTCCTTGTTGAGCATTTGTGCCATTGTTGCGTTGTATGGTATTGACATTGTTGTTGTCTCCTAACAATCTTATACTGCTGGTGTGATTGCCATATGCTGTAGTGTCATCATTGCCCATGTCAGTTCTATCTTGTAGCACAATAACTGAGTTTGTATCACCAGCAACATCAAGTTCTACCAAGTTGTTGCTTGTATTACTTGTGCCTTGTAAGACTTTTACATAGTTGTCATCACCATCAATAGGAGCACTTGTTGTGGTAGTGCCACCGTCAATACTGATTATGGTATTGCCACCTTTGATCTGTTGGTTTTGACCTTTTTGGTTTATCAACGCCTCAAAGTTATCACCACTTTGCGTAATGAATATGTCATTAGCAAAACTATTGAGACTGAAAAATATTAATGTCATTACTAGCAGGTATCGCACTGTCTATACTCAACTTAAAATCGTCTATCCTGTTTCCTACGCCTTGATCTATGGTTAGGTTATAAGCATAGTTCTGGCTCAGTCTCAGTTTTATATAATTTCCTGTACCGCTGTCTCTTATTACAACAAAGTCAGGATTTTCATCTGTGATTGCAATGTTCAATATCGGATCATATCCAAATATTGTTTCATTAAAAATGTCATCAAACTCACTTTTTAGAATTGCCGCTAGTCTTTTATTACTTGCTTCTAGTGCATCAAATAAAAACTCCAGTGCCAGAGGATCGTAATCCAATAGTGTATACCATGTGTCTTCTTCATCCAAGTAAAGCAAGTCTCGTTCAAGAACATCAATCTCTAAAAAGTCTATGTCTAATATATTGGCTATTTGCTTTGCTCTCTGCCGTTCTAGTTCTTCATCATCGTACACAGGTTTGCGCACAATTATAAGATTGTTGATGAATGTTTCGTCTGGATCTAGTAGCAAGGGTCTCTGTGGAGCTGAATCAATAGCTGAAACAGTAGTGGCTTGGAAGGCTTGGTTGAGAACTACTTGTCCCATGTCCGACTCCACAGAGATTTCTCCAACTGTACACAATGCTTTGCTTCCTATTTGTGTACAACTGGGTAACAGTATTACAGTACTTTGACCAAACTCATCCACACTCATACTAAAGTCTGTACCGCGTACAGCAATAGTTGCAGTGGGAGTTCTTATCTTAATGTTCTGTCTAGAATTCTTTGCTATTTGACCGCTGGCATAGCGAATTGTGCCAAGTGCTGCCTTTATACTTAGAGCACCAGTCTTTGTGTTAGGGTCATAGACGAATTCGTCTATAACAAGTTTACTGTGTTCAGTGACATCTACTCGCGTGTCGTCAACAAACTCAATAGCAGTTCGACCTTTTGCTGTTTTAACAGTATCATAACTTTCAACATCTGTTCCTTTGTCCACCAACAGTTCTTCGCCTCCACGGCGCTCAATCATGCTATTGCCTTTTTGTTCAATAACATCACCTATGGAGGCGAGTCCCTGCGTGGCCGAGAGAACTAACAATGTAAGAGTTACGAAAACTGTTCTATACATTGTTAGTCGCTCTGGCTAATGTCAACATCGAAGTCATCACCAGCAATGGTTAGATCAACAGTATTGTCGTAGATGCCACTTTGTGTAACATCAACAGTACCGCCGCCACCTGTGATATCTAGGTCAACAGTATGTCCTGCACTATCACCGTTTCCACTCACATCAAGTGTAACTGCAACGCCTTCGTCACTGTTTGCACTGTTAGTTGATAGACTAGCACTGTTATTAAGTGCTACGGTAATGTTTGCATTTGTACCATTTAGTGTAGAATCGATAATGTTGTTGTCGCCTGTTACTGTAAAGGCTACAGTTGCACTATCACTATCACTGGTTTCACCAATGTTGATTGTGAAATCGTTGTCATCACCAGTTGCAGCAACAGTCAATGTTACTGTATCACAACTACCTGTGGTTGTGCTACTACATAACAAATCTATTTCGTTACTATCACCTGTAATGTCCCAATCACCTGTGTAAGTATCACCTTTGATGACTGCAGTTATAGTGTTATAACTACCAGTCTGATTAATGTCAAATGACATATCATCGCCGGTTAGGCTTACTGCGGTGGTTGAATTTCCGATTACGTTGTCGGTACCATCTTGTACAATGTCTAAATCCAAGGTATCGCCACTTTGCGTAATGTAAATGTCATTTGCAAATGCCATACTTGAAAAAAGTACAATGCTCGAGATAGCCAACAATTTTACTGCGCTTCTCATTTGTTTTCTCCTGCAGTTTTGGGCTTTCCGTTAGGATAATAACCAATGGGTACATTGCCATAGTTTTTTCCTTTGAATTTCCAAAAGCCTTTTTGTTCTCCTTGTTTTACCAGTTCTGCAACCGCTGCTTCGACTGCTGCTTTTACTGCATAACTAGTAGGTTCGTTCACCGCCATCCCTGCCTCAACCTCCAGGGCTTTGGTACCTAAATCAAGGAACCTAAATACATCTGCGCCACTACTGTGACTTGCGATGCTTTTTTGAGTCAACACTGTAAGCAATATTTCACCGGTTTGTACACTGATGATACGCATTGCTACTGTTATTTGATCTGTTCTATATTCTGTACTAGCGCCAATACCAAAGTATCTTGCACCTATGCCTCCGCTAGTGATATTACTGTCATACCCCACAACACCACCATCAATAAGCAAGCCAGCATACTTTAGTGCCTTGAGAGGCGATTTGCCATCATCAAAGGTTTCTGCTGTGCTACGGATGAGTTGTCTTTCTTTTGTGAGGTTTTGTAAACTGTTACGTTCTAATACTGTGAACCAAGTTTCGTTGCCTATGTTTTTAAGTGCGTCAATAACATACACTTCAGCACCTTGTGTGACTGCTGAACTTAGTTGACTAAATCTTTCGTTGGGTTTGCGCTGTCCTGTTTTGTCTAAAAAACCATATACTGCAATTGGAATCTTTTGGCCATCTAACTCAGGGAGCTCTGCTATAACAGGCACTGGCAAAGGGGCTAGTTCAGGTTGCTTGTGTACACCTGTAGTGTGTGCTCCACATCCGGCGAGTACTAGCGTTAAGAGTATGGGTATAATACGCATAAACATTTTTTAAAATCCAAAGCCTGACATTGGTACTGTAAGTTCAGTGGTTGTGCCATCTTCTTCTACAATCATGACTGTGATTGTATCTGATGTTACGTCTTTGTTCCAAGTAATGGTAGCACCTTCAATTTCTGCAGTGCCTGATGTTGCGCCATCATCTTCGAACATACCATCCACTAAACTCTTACTAATGTTAGCGTATATTCTACTTTCAACGTTCTTAAGAAATTTAGCCAAAGTACTATTCTCTGCCTCACGTTCAAGTTCGCGAGCCAGTGACTTTGCCTCATCTTCATTTTCTTTTTTACGTTGTTGTTGTAGTTGGTCAATGGCAAGTACATGGTTACTGTAGCCTTGTCCACTGAATGCTGGATTTTTAAATGAATGTGTTAGGTCGCTTGCACTTGCCTGTGTGAAGGCGAGTATCCCTAACGATAGAATTAATAGTCTCATAGTTTAGCCCTCTCTCCAAGAGCTTCCAGTTATACGCCCGCTCTCACCTGGGCTTTAGTCCTCTACTCGAGAAATAACGAAACACAGCAAGGGTCATCCCTAACTGGTAGAGTCATTTCTCGAATACGCCTAACTAACTAGAAGTCTCTCCTCTTCCAGTTTTATTTAGGCTCGGTTGTGTAGGGATTAAAACAGCATATAATGTTCAAGCCGCTTATTTTAAGCGTTATTAAACTTTGGCTTTGTTTAGTGTGAGTTGTGCCCATTGTTCGCGGCCAGCACCTGCTTGTGTGGGTATAATACTAATGCTGGTAGCATTGGCATGTCCGCTGTTTCTAAATGTTGTAAGGTCTGCAGCATTTTTTATCATGCCTGCTTTTAAATTTGGAAAACTAATCAGTAACAATGCATCAAAGTCATCTCTGTCTTTGTACCATGCAAAGTTTTGCTCGAGGTAGGCTTTTTCTATCACTTTAGGATCTTCACTGTTTGCAATAGCATCAGCAACAGGTCCTGTAAAACCTTCCATGTCCATTTGCAGTAGTTCAGTTGCAATTTGTTTACGCAACTGTTTGTTTTCAGCAGCATCAGGTCCTGATGTTGGAAGGTCTGAGTTTATTCCATTTATAAAACCACTGAAGCCTAAACTACCGCCAGTGCCACCAATGTTTGCCATCACTGTTGGGATGCGCTCTGCATACTTGTCTATTACATTACGTTTTGCTTTTTGAGAACCACCCCCATATCCAATGCGTCCACCAGCACTGCTCAATGCTGCTTTAAGTTCAACTTTGCCAATGCCATCAACTTCTAAGTCACCTTCGCCACTGGCCAAACGTACTTTATCACTTAGCATAGCAAGTGCAAACTCACCTGGACCTTTTTGCTTGACACCCACACCATAACGTGCAAGTGCAGTAAATGCTTTTACAGCAATAGGATCATTGTTGAACACAGCAGTTAGACTGCTCAGAGGTTTACTTAGTTCGCTCAAGTTTACAACGCCGCCTGATTCTAGTTTTTTGAGAAAAGTGTTTAAGCTCTTATAATCACTGTCAAGGCCAGAAATAATTTTTGTAACTTCTTGTCTATGTTTAGCAAGTTCAGCCTCACTCATATTTTCATCTGCACTGGGTGGTTTGAGTGCAGTTTCAATATTTGTGCCAATTGTGCCTGTGTTCAGCACTTTGTAAATACGATCAAGTAGTGCTGCATCCTGTTCATTTTCAGCACTGAGGCCACTAATTTTAGCAATGATGTTTTGCTTTTCTTGTTCGAGATTATCATATTCAAAAAGTTGTTTTAATAACATAGTGTGTTATTTATCGAGAATCTCAAAGGTGGGCCAACTGTAAAAGTTGACCTGATCTCTACTGTGTTCGGTGCGTGTGCCAACAACTGTGATTGTGTGCTGCACAAGTTCACGCCAGATATTGCGGAACGGATTGTCCATGTCCATTTCTATTAGGTTGGGTCTATTGGCTTCATCCTCAAACCAATAGCACATATATTCACTGTTGTCTTTGCTTCTACTGATACGGCGACTCTTTTTTGTATGCACTCCTATCATTGACAGTTGTGAGCGTGTGTCATTGGGCCGCGGCACTTTAAAATTTGTAAAAGATTCAGTGTTGCACTTTTCTTCTATGTCGGATAAAATTCTATCTTCATGATACATTCTTGGCAAGCTCATCAATTGTCTTATATCATCAGTGACATAGTTTTTTTTATTTTCACTCAACAATGCCAACAAATCACGTCTAAAACTTGTGTTTAGCACGCCTTTCAAACTGTACATCATGTATTTGTTTTTATAGAATTCGCGTATCTGTTGTGCTTGTTTGCTGTATGCTATCATTTGGCCTGTGTGCTTCGAGCATAAAAGATTTACTCTTTCACTGTCAAACATTATTCTAGCAGGATCATGATTCATACTGTGCAGTAGTAAACAGCAGGCTATTGGATCATAATCATATACATGTGGTTCAGTTACATCAAAAAGCATTATTCATATACCCTGTTGTGTGTATCTGCACAGCGAATAAATGTAGCACACTTGGGTAAATGCTTTAATTTATTAGCACCAACATATGTACAACTGCTGCGTATCCCACCTAGTATGTCTTGCACTGTGTTAGCAATAGCACCTCTGTATGGCACTAGCACTTCTCTGCCTTCACTGCTACGATAATCTTTGAGTCCACCAAAATGCTTGAGATTTGCAGCATCACTGCTCATGCCATAAAACTGTACAAACTTTTTTTCTGCTATCACACGATTGCCAATACGATCTGCTAGTTCATCTGTGTAGTAATGTTTGGTAATTACTTCGCCTCCGCCTTCGTCATGCCCAGCCAACATGCCGCCAAGCATAACAAAGTCAGCGCCTCCAGCAAATGCTTTGGCGACATCACCGCTACTAACACAGCCGCCGTCAGCAATAACATGTCCATCCAATCCGTGTGCAGCATCCGCACACTCAATAACTGCTGATAGTTGCGGATAACCCACTCCAGTCTTAATACGAGTAGTACACACACTACCTGGGCCAATACCAACTTTAACAATGTCTACTCCTCTTAGTATTAGTTCTTGTGTTTGATCTGCTGTCACAACATTGCCAGCAATGATTGTAACTTCAGGATATTCTTGTCGCAGTTGAGTAACAGTGTTAAGAAAGCGTTCGCTGTAACCATTTGCCACATCTACACACACATACTTAATTGTAGGTGCACCAGTGTACACTGCACGAAACTTTGCAGCATCATCATCTGTGATGCCCATGCTGTATGCTGTGTATTCTGCTCTACTGGGTTGGTCTACAAAAAAACTCACCAACTGATTAATACCATAGGTTTTAATCAAACAGGTAAACAATCCCAGTTGTCCAAGTGTGTCTGCCATATCAAAGGTGCCAACACCATCCATGTTTGCTGCCATGATTGGAATACGTTCAAATGTTTGTCTGCTGTTGCGAAATGTGTGTGTGCGTTCTAGACGCACTTGTTTTCTCGAACTTAGTGTGCTACGCTTTGGTCGCAACAACACACCACTGTAGTCTAACTTTAGATCTTGTTCTATGTTCATTGATATAACTTCGATTGTTGATTGTAATGTTTATTCTGATTGTTCAAGTCTTACTTCAAGTGGAAAACCTTCGTTACGAGCTCGCATCAGCACTTCTACACCTTTTTGTTCTGCTATCTCAAAAGGCATTACTGCGACCACACCTGCTCCACTTTCACTGATTTCCATTGCCTTGTCCACTGCTGGATCTTCACTGTAATCAAATGTGGTTTTTAGACTGTCAATCACAAACTCAAATGTGGTTTTGTCGTCGTTGAGATAAATCACTTTATAATCACTAGGTGGTTGCAATTCAATACTGCGTTCTCTAACACGGGTTTTTGTCAATTCTTGTTGACTCATTTTTCACTCCTGTGACAGTGAGAGAGTCTCCCCTCTCACTGTACTTATCAAAATTTAGCCCTCAATTGCAATCTTGCGAGGCTGCTTTTCTTCTGGGATGATACGCTCAAGTGCAATGTAAAGCATACCGTTTTCTAAACGTGCACCATTTACAACCACATCATCAGCAAGTGTAAAATTACGTTTAAATTTACGCTGTGCAATACCACGATGAACAAAGCCTACTTTTTCATCTTCGCTTTGTGGTTCGTGTGTGATTGTTAACACACCCTCTGCAACTTCGATGTCCAAATCTTCCATTTTTACACCTGCTAGTGCAATTTCAATTTGGAAGTTGTTTCCATCTTTCACAATGTTGTAAGGTGGGTAACCACTGCTGGTGGCTTGATGTTCAAGATAACGATGCATGTTATCAAAGACTCTGTCAAAGCCTACTGCATAGGGTGTTAGTTTATTGATGTCGAGTGAGGTTAATCTTGTCATTTCTGTTTCTCCTTATAATAAGCAAGATATGTTATGGACCCCCTAAGGCTGTCCGGGCGGCTAACCGTTGACCGCTGCGTGTGTATTAAGGCACAACCCTCAATTCTATTTATCTTCTATTGATTCTCAATTTCGCGTTTCTTCTTAAGCCAACGTTTTCTTCCTGCTGCCTTTGCTCTGGCACGTTTTTCACTGGGTTTGATAAAATGTTTGCGGTCGCGAATTTCTTGCATAATGCCTTCGTCTTGTAATCTACGCTTGAGCTTACGCCATGCACGATTGATGTCATTGTTGCGTACTTCTACTGTCAAACCCTGTTTTGGTCTTGGTTCTCTATAAGCCATTTATTCCTCTTGTGCCAGTAATTGTAGTACAAAGTCGCCGGCATCATTGATAGTATTAACATTTATCATGTTCATATTAATAGTGTTATTATAGTAGAATGTATTAGGTTTGTCAATAAAAAACCCAGTCAAAAAGTCACTTTGTTTACAGTCTAGTATTATATATTCCGATTGTGCACCAATATTTAAAATCCATTGCATGTCACTTGCTGCTGTTGCCCAATACACTGTGTGTGAGTGCTTGCTTTTACTCAATAACTCAACAACAAAGTCACTGTGTGTTGGATCCGCAATAAAAAGCAATTTTGTTTGTTCAGCAAGATAAACATCTGGCTCACTTACAAATACAACATTACTCATTGAATAGTTCTGCTCTTTCATCATCAGTGAGATCGTCTTTATCAATCTTACCGCTACTTACGTCTTTTCTCAGTTGCTCAACATAACCTTGGTTGTCTAAGTACACACTGGTTTGAAGTTTGTTTATTTCAAACCACTTGTCACCATCATATCTAAATATTTTGTGTGGTAACACATCTACTCTTGTAAACACATCACCTTTGTTTGCATGGGTAGGAAAACTAGTTCCAAAGTGTGCATTGGCTGCAACAATGTTTGCAGAGTCCTCAACAACAGCCGTATTAGGAGTTAGGACTCGTTGTCCTTTTTTGGTTGCATAAATGCAAGTGTATCATCTTGTTGTTGTGCTTGTGCCTCAAGTCCTTCAGCAAACTCATCTTTTTCAACCAGTTGATATTTTTCTGCCATTTTAATAACCACTGCATCACGGCGTTCAATCTCTGCTTCTTGTTCAGCAATCTTTTTAAGTAATTCTTCTTCTCTAGCACCCAATGCTTCTGCACCTGCGGCTATCTCATCCAGTTGCTTTTTGTAAGTATCACGTTCTGCTTCAGTTTCAACAACTTTATCCACTAGTACATCACTGTCTGCTTTGAGTGTTGCAATTTGTGCTTCAAGAGTTGCTATTGTTTCTAATAATGAATCACGTTCTTCAACTAGTTCTGCATGTTTTGCAGGATCTACATTAGCAAGATTGCCGTCTAACAGTTTTTCAATCTCAGCCAATACATCATTGTGTTTTTTAAGTTCCATTTCTAGTTCCTCTATTCTTGGATCAGTAGCTCTTACTATCTTTTGTTTAGGTTTATTAAGTCCACGCTCTTGGCGCCACCAACTTATACTCATCACACCTGCAAGCACCAAACAAATAGCAAGCGGATCAAACACTGCAACAATGATAATGATTACCCAACGCACTGCTTCTTCTAGTTGACTGCGATCTGCTTCACCATATATAAGTTCTGCTATGTATTTTACAGGGCCAACTTCTGCTTCAAACTGTCTATAATTTTTTTCAAATACAAACTTATCTTCACGCAATGTATCTATAGTTGGCTGTAGTGCATCAATCTGGTTCTCAAGTTCATCAATGCGAGCATCAATGTCCTTGTTTGAACTTCCTGCTTGTGTGGTATACTTTGCAATATTTTCATTTGCACTTGCAATAGTAGGCCCAACGGTTTTGCGTATGTCTGCAATACGAGCTTCTACTTCTTTTATTTGCTCTGCAAGGCGATTGTTTATTTTTGTTATTTCACGTTGCACTGCACTGGCAACACTGACTTCTGCACTCTTTGCTTTGTCTATATCACCTTGTAGTTTACTGCGTTCACGTTGTTGTTTCTTGCGTAGTTCATTTCCTTTGGCAACCATGTCTGTTGTGCCGCCAAATGCTCCTGTTCTTGCTTGACCTTGTTTGGTGTAAGCAAGTACATCTGCATCCAGTCTGTCAAGTTCTTGTTGTGCAACTTTAATAGCCTCTGCACTACGACTTTGTGCATCACTCAAACGTTTGTTTTGCTGTGCTACTTCACGTTCTGCTTGTTCACGCAGTCCAGGAATCTTATCATTCTCTGCTTTTATTTGCGGTGCTAAACTTGCTCTTGCATCCTTGATACGCTCACGCTCACGTTCAATTAGTGCATCAACTCTGCCACTTGTTTCACCTGCTTGTAGTCTATCAATTTCTTCTGACCAACGTGCTTGTTTTGCTTGCGCTCTGGCAATCTTTTGATCAATAACTTCTGCTTGTGCAATCTGTTCTGTACCCACACTGCTTTGTTCAATGTGCGACTTGGATAAGAAACCAAACACGCCCATGCTTGTGATAAACATCAGTACAATCACTGCACTTGTCAAGTAGCCTTTGATTATAAATGGCGCACGTTTCCAGTGTATGTGTAACCACACTGTGGCAAGTATCTTGCCTACTTCTAGCACACTGCCCATCAATACAATAGGCAAAAATGCTGCAGCAAAAATTGCTGTCAGTCCAAGTATACTGTAATATGCAGCAATAACGCTGATACTGATTGCAACTAGTAGTGTGAGTAATCCTAAAAACATGTGTATATTATACTACCTTACTAGTCCAACGTCAATATTTAAGACCAAGGACGACCCGCAGTGAGGTTGCCACCATCGCCTGTGTTGTCTGTGACTGTATCATTAACATAACGAGTAGGTAATTTTGTCACATCATAAGTGCTTCTTGCACGATAGTAAGGCTTGCTTGTGTCACCTCCGGCTGCCCGTTTTAGTTTAGCAATATTTAGAACCATTTCTTGTTGTACTTGCTTGGTTGCTTGTGGACGAGCACTTGCAACATTGACGATATCACCTGCTATTACACCAGCAGTTGCCAGTGTTACACTGGCGTTGGCTGTGCTATCATAAAACACACCATCTTTTGTGATACTCACTCTGCCATAGTATGCACTTGCAAGTGTTTCGTCACTTATGATAGCAGTGCGCAATTGAGCAAAAGTTTGGCCATTGTCAATGGTTAGTGCGTTGTGCAGTCCTGTAAGACCTTTATATGTTATTGCTATGTTTGCCATGCTCGTACTCCAATTGTGCTAGTGTATTGTATAAACTGTGACTTTGACTCGCGCGGAGATCCGCTGGATGTTTTGGCCCATTCACACCCCCACCTGCATGATCAGTGACTGCGTCAATGTCAGCATACTTTTCTTCTGGAGTGTTACTATATTCTAGTCCTGCGCAACCACAGCCACAGTCATCGCTGTGCAGGTCTTGTATCTGCTTGAAATGATTTTCATCAGCAGAATAGCCCTTATCCTCACTTTGGATTTGGGCTAAAAACTGTTTCAGATTTTGTAAAAGTTCTTTACCGTGCATAACATATTTATGCTATGCATGTTGGCTTTACTGAACTTGTAGTGTCATTGTAACAGGAATGCTTGAACCAACTTGCACATCCTGTCGTGCAGTCCTTGCACTCACTGTCAGACCTTCAACATCAACAACAATATCATTGTGTGAGAACACTTGCTGTTGTTGAGTGGTGTAACTGGTTGAACAACGCTGTTCTTGGCGATAGCCTACAATCTGTTGATTGTTGCGCTTACGATCAGAACCAATCATGCCACCCAATAATGCACCAACAGCACCGCCGTTGTCTACATTTTTAGTAACATTGTTACCAATTACGCCGCCAATGATTGCACCTTCTAAGTCCAACCCAAAAACACTAGAACCTTGTGAGCCACTGTTGCCATAAACTGGAACATCTACAGTGTTACAAGACTGTGTAGGAATCTGCTGTGACACTGTTTGGAACACAGGATTCACACTTTTTACAACACCAGTGACATTGTACTGTTCTGCAATAGCATTAGTAACATTAAAAGCAACAAGTGCAACACCAATTGCAGTAGCAGTAATCATTGAACGTTTCATTTCTATCTCCTATTGAAACTGTTTAACTATGTATAGTATAAGATACTTATCTGTTTTGTCAACCTTTTTATGCACTATATTCATAAAAAGTTACTGTAGGATCTAGTGCAAGCAATTCTTTAGCAACCAAGTTCAATCTGCGGAGTTTACGCATTGCTTCTGTATTACTAATCTCACCATCGCAGTGTAGATTTTCAGGACTTAACTGACAGTCAATCTGATCAGCAATTTCTTGTCTATCCTTGGCATTTTTCAAATCCAACGTGCCATTGAAAATACCGTAATAAGCATTGTACTCTTCAACAAAATCATTTAATCTACGCATTTGGTCTCTCCTCAAAAACAACCTACATAACTACAATAGCACAAGTGTACATGTTGTCAACCTATTTTGAGAACACATTGTCAAAAAAAGTGCAAGGCTGGTCGCGACCAAACCCTGCACAAGTTGATTGTTATTATTATCTATCTTTAGATTATTTTTTATTGAAAATGTGATATAACACCCAAATAGCAACAAGGCCGATCAAACCCTGTTCACTGAATCCAGCAATGATACCTTGTATATTGCCAATCACTGAAATGTTTGGCCAGAACGGAATGCCCTGCCCATTAAATAGGACCTCAACAACAACACCTAAAGCAATAAGTGCTACACCAAGATCAGTAAGGCCTGCGGCCCAACCTTTTATTTGTTTAACTATATCCATTTTATAGTTCCTTTCTTTGTAAGAAAGCCGGCTGTACAGTCCTTTTGTTTTGGACCGTGTGTTATTTAAAGCATGGAATCTGTGCCATTAAAACAGCACATTTGGTGTAAGATACCTTGTGAAGTGGTATTTTTTTAAGTTATATGCTATTAGAATAATAATCTGCTGTGTATTTGAGCAGTTGACGCATCTCTTTTGAATTTGGTTCAAACACCTGACGGTAGCGTTGATAACTAGGCAAGTCTGCTTTGTGTGCTTCTGGATTGCGCAACACCTGCTCTGGATTGTCTAGATCTTTGATCTCGCTGGCAAGGTCACTGGCATATGCCATAAGTTCATGTGGATCAGCCAGATAGTCTCTCATCCAGTCCATTGGATCACCAGTCTTGGCCATTTTTTCTTGACCTTTTTGGTGTCCGCTTTTGATTTTGTCTACTTTGTCAAGTCCAATTTTTCTATACTGATTCCAGTGTATGGTTTCATGTGCCAACATGCGCATCACAATCTGCTTGAATGTCTTGGGACCATAACGGCCTTCTAAGTTTTTAGAAAACAGATACACTTCCATAAACGGACCTTTTTTGTCAATGCCTGCCATTGCACTGATCCATTCATTTGGATCTTGTCTTTCCTTGGCACTGGCAATGAATTCTATAGGCAAGTCATTGTCGTTGTTGCCATTGAGAATTTCTTCTAGTTCAAAGATGTCGTCTACATCATTGTTGGCGTCAAGATATTTTCCATACTCCTCAATGCTGAGATCAAGTATACGTTCTACCTGATCCATAAATTCAACATCTGGTGTGACTCTTGCTTCTGTAAGTTCTCTTATTAGCATAATATATTTATTGCTGTACTGGACTAGGACCGTCAGTGTCTTTTTGACTAAACCAGCCCGCTAGGCTGTAGCGAGGGTATGGAGCAATGTAACTAACAGGCGAGATAAAGTGTTTGTTTGCTCGCTTGCCCACTGTCTCACTGACATCCATGATTGTGAGTCTGTTGCCAAAAGGCTCAATGCTGTCACGAATTGTGGTTTCATCTTTATTCATTATACACAACTGTCCACCCCAATGTGCTTTCCAATCAGGGTTGAAGTAAAAGATATACGCACACCAACGTGCAGGATCATGATGTGGGTTAAGCCAGTTGTCATAGCCATAATAACTGTAACTGGGCTGTTTGGTTACCATGTTTGTGAATCCTGTTATTTCACTCACAACATCATGGAATGTTACATCAGGCTTGCCCAGACTGTAATCCTCACACACCACTCGAGTAAACTCTGTGCTCAGTGGATACTTCAAGGGAAACACACAGTCTTGTGGTGTGTGTATCCATTTGGCTCTGTGCCAATACCCAAACTGTTTGCTGGCTTCCTCTTTGTATTCGTCACGTATAGCATCATGGTCTAGTCCTGCCATCTTTGCCTGTGATATTTTTTGATGACTGTGTCCTACACAACCCCAATAGCCATAGTCAAGTGTACGCACACTACGATACAATTCTCGTATGTAACGTTCTTCTAGTATGTCATCCACATAACAATAGCGTTGTTCTTGGAATTGTTTTTTTGCTTGTTGTATGTTTGCTGTGTTAAACATCAGTCCCAGCGATAAAAGATGTGGTCATCAACTTTGGTAACAAGTGTGATGGTTTTATTCCATGCAGGGTCAACATAGTCTGCATGATAATGAGTGGCACCTTCTACAATGCCATTGTACTTATCAAACGCCAACACTTCAATTGCAACGTCTTGGGCCAGTCGCCAAGCAATGTTGTTCTTTTTGCTGATGATGTCATCACTTTTGCCATCACAATACCAACTGAACTGACAACGATCGCGCCGCGGATAATAGATGCGTTCGTCATCGACTAAGTTTGGATCTTGTCGTGTTTTCCAACTTTCTGTTACAGGACCTTCGTAAATTACACCACACACAGTATCTGGATAACGTCTGTCACGCACACGGTTCACAACAACTCTTGCAACTGCAATCATTCCAAGTTTGCTTTGGTTTTTGCTTTCATGATAGATGTTTACAGCCATACATTGGAGATCTTCTTGACTGAGTTCACTAATTACTTTTTGCTGATTTGCATAACCAACACCCATGCTAATGGCCATAGCAACAACTGCAAGGCCACAGTATTCAACTAGTTTTAGATAGCGCATTTTTATTCCTGCCACAATTGTTAACAACTGCTTACAGTATACAACACTTGCTGAGTCTGTCAACCGTTTTGTTTGCCAACTTCTCGATCGTAATCTTCTTGTGAAACAACACCTTCACGCAATAGTTTGGCTCGATTTACTAAATGTTTGGCAGTGATTTCTTCTTTGCTACCACCAAAGTATGCCACAGCATGTCCTTCTTCGATGAGGATTTGTGTCACAGTTCGGCCATCTGCTACTCGGAAATCTCCAAGTATTCTTCCAAACTTGCCCTTCATGTCCTCACCTTTGCGGTCTTCTGTGGTGATTAGTTTTCCGCCATCTTTCATAAGGTCTTTGAGACGTGCTTTGGCTGCTTCGCCAAACAAATCTTCTACTTTGTCTCTTGTGCGTGATTCTGGTGTGTCAATGCCCATGATACGAACACGTTCGTCCTTGAGTGTTACTCCAAAGCCCAAATCAATGTCTACATCTACTGTGTCGCCATCAACTATTTTTACGACAGTTACGTCATATTCATTCTGTTGCATGTGGTTCTCTCCTCCGACTGCAATTTATCTTTTTGCGCTACCCCAAACTTCTGTGCTAGGAACACGAATAAACCGCTCCCGTGTATTACTGCCATCTGGATTTGGAATAGTAAGCATCACACGTTTAAATGCTTTGTGTGCTGCCATCTTGTTTGCACCTTCGGCAACGCTGCCTTTGTATTCAGTGCGCAACTGTTTTTGTATTCTAGCACCCATGCGCTTGGGATTTTGGTGTGTTACACCTTTTGATGTTTGGCCTGCTCTTGACCTTTTCTTGCCCATAATTGAAACTCCTCTGTTGGAAGTATTTATAATGAAAAAGCACCCTCGAAGGGTGCTAAGTTGGCACTTCTGTTTCAAGGCAGTACCCGCCCATGCTTACCTATTTCTAGGCAGCCATTGCCATTTCTGGCGCATAATTGTCATTTGCAATTATAAGNTTTC